CACGCGGTACGCGATGCGCGGAGACAGAACCCCCGCCATCCCGTCGTGCCTCTCTCCGATTGGTCCCTCATCCATGCGACCGCACCCTCCGCGGACCTCACGGCTCGACCTCGTCCTGTGGACACGGGGCCTCGGGATCAAATGCGTCGTCGGGGACGTCGACGTCGGGGATCGAGTCGTCGTCCTGTGCGTGCCCGGTGTCGTCGCCGGGGTATGCCTCACTCATCCGTTACCGACCACGAGGACATGGACGGGGATCGACGTCGTCCCGACCGTGTTATCGACATGGCGCACGTTGATAACCGCGGACGCGAGCCCCGGCGTCGAGGGGCTAATGCCGATGTAGCCGGACGTCCCGACGGGCTGAATAAACACGCGCGGGTTAGAGGTGAGGCCCAACGACGCGTAGTTGATCGTCTGTTGAGTGCCGGTCGCGGAGTTGTTTACCGCGACATTGATTCCGAAGATTCCGAAACGGAGCGACCCGATACGGCCGTCCATCTCTTCCGCTAGGGCCTGAATGTCGCGAGGGACGTCGGGTCGGTCGGTCGGTGCCGGGTACGGGAACCCGCCCGCTGTGTCTGGCATGTCTAGCCTCCGATGATGATTCCGTCGACGAGGTCGGCGTATGTGTCAAACCTGACTGTAAAGGGCCCGCCGCTCGACCCCGCGGACCCGGGAGCGATTGAGACACGGAGCCGTGTCCCGACCGGGGGCGCATTCTGTGACCCGGTCGTGTCGGTGCGGTTAGCGGCGAACGTGACATAGGTCCCGTGATCGACGGGGACCTCGGTCACGACGTATCGGGCGAAACCCGTAATCGGGGGAGCCGCGGGGTCGTCGGTGATCGTGACGTTATCGCCCGCGGCGACGAGGACGAGGTTACGGTCGAAACCGTTAGCGTCGACCTTGCTCACGGCGAACAGTCGCGGGGAGTTGCCCGTCCCGTTGACCGCGAGACGCCCCGAGCCGGGGTCGGTCGAGGCGTTAGTCCCGCCCCACGCCCACACGCCCCGACCCGCGGCGGCGTAGGGCTGTCCGAGGACGACGGACCCGTCCGCGCTCATCGTCACATAGGCGACGGACCCGAGGCCGGGTGCCGGAGTGAGGCCGACCTCGACCTCCAATACCTCCGAGGTATCGGGGTCGGTCCAATAGCGGACGACGAGACGATCGCCGTCGACGGACTCGACGGCTCCGGCTAGGACTCGGGTCGTCATGCGGGGCCCAATGTGTCGGTGCGGAATGTGTAGGTACTCGGGCCTAGCCCGGTGAGGTCGTGGTCGACCATGGACAGGACGAGCCGGTCCTCCCCCGTCGGGATGACCACGGAGACGGTGTCGCCCGTCTCGATCCATGGAGCCCCGACCGCCTCGACCTCGACGTCGCGGACGAGGCCCGCGGTCCGTCGGGCAAGACGAGCCGCGGCGGTGTCGGCTTGCGTCTGTGTCGCCCCTCGGTCGCGAGACTCTGTGTAGGTGACGCGGCCGTACCGTGAGTCGACGTCGAGGGGCCCGCCCGATTGGTCGGCCCAACGTCCGACGATCACACGGCCGTCGTCGCCGCGGAACGAGAGCAGGACACGGTTATAGCCCCTAATCACGCGGGAGCGGGTGCCGACGATCGTCCCCCCGGGACCTGTGCGGAGCGTGTCGGTCGCGACGGCCTTGATCGACGGGGTCGGTGCGACGACGAAACGGTCCGTCGTGTCGACATAGACGTCGGCTCCGATCGTGTCCGCGAGGGACTCGATAGCGGCCCACGGGTCCCCGTCGACGGTGAACCCGACGCCGGTCGAGGCCGTCGACCCGATGCGGTCGTCGATCACCGCGGCCGGGAACGTCCGACGAATGAGGTACGCGATAGCGGTCGACACCGTCCGAGCCGATGCGGGGAGCGTGGTCGGGACCGCGTAGACGTCCGTCGAGATAGCGAGCGAGGGGTCCGAGGCCGTGAGCGACATACCGACCGAGCGTCCGCGGCCGACCTCGACCTCGTCGACGAGCAACGTCGGACACGGTCGGAGCGTGACCGTCCTCCCGGCCGGGTCGGAGAGCAGATAGTCGATACGGAGTTGAGCCCCGAACGGGAGGACCGGCGACGCCTGGCCCGACGGGGCGAGCGAGAGGTCCCCGAGGTCGAGGGACACCGACGAGCGCGGGTAACGGGTCGCGTCGATCGTGAGCGAGCCCGCGGTAATCGGCAGACGGAACGGGGCCCCCGACGTCGGTATTAGCGTCGCCTGCCACTCCGCCGCGTGAGGGTTAGCGATCGCGGCACGAACCCACGCCGGGACGGTGAGCGTCATAGGACGAGCGTCCATGACGCGGGAGACGGAGCAGACGGAAGGACCGCGGCCTCGGTCAACGGCCCGAGGACGAGCGCGGCATACGTCGGGAATGCGGACAGGACGTCGACGTAGGCCGCTACGAACGAGGCGAGCGCGGTGTAGGTCCATACCGTCGACCCGGGGTGCGGTCCGATCGGTCGCGTTACGGCTTGGTAGTCGATGGAGAACACGCGTCCGCCTGTGTTATCGACGGCCGGGTCCTCGTCGACGTTGAGCGGGAGAAAGATCATGTCATCGACCCGCTCGGGGAGCGAGGTCCGTAGGAGCAGAGGGTCGCCCGGATAGAACAACGAGAGGACCGCGCTCCGCTGTGCGTTACCGCGGACGTAGAGCGAGAGAGAACCCGAGCGGTAGCGCATAACGTCGACGGACACGAGCGGGTCGCGTCGACCAATGACGTCATACCATGCCGAGCGTGCCTCCAATGAATGCGGAGCATCCTCGACGACGCGGACGGTCGTCGAGTTCGTCGGGGTGAACGTCGAGGACAGGACGCACCCGTCGACGGCGACCTCGTCGAGGACGACGGCCCCGACGTTATCCGCGGCGTCGACAACGGAGTAATAGACACGCGTCCGGAGCGGGACCTCATAGTCGACGACGACGAGGGACGGCGGGGAGCCTGTGCCCGTCTGTCGCACCGTGTACGCCGGTCCTCGATCGGGGGTCGCGGTGATCGTGACGGCTCCGCTATGCCCGGTGATCGTGAGGACCGCCGTCGCGGTGCGGTTATCCGGCGTGACGCTAACGGAGATCATGGCGCATACCCTCGGCTCGTCGGTGTCCTCTGTCCGCCCCCGGGTCGGACCGAGGTCGTGCGGCTCGGCGGCGGACGTTTCGCTACCGCGGCGTTATACGCGTTGACGTCGTCGGTCGCTCCCTGAATAGCCTTACGCGTCCGCGACCAATAGTCCTCAATCGCCTTACCCGCTAACGCTGTGCGCTCCGATGAGTCGACGATCCCCTGATCGTTGGCGTATGCGCGTCGCACCGCCTCCGCGTCCCGTCGGCTCGACTCCAATGCCTTAGCGAGACGCGGCGTCGCCCGCTCACCTTGGAGATAGCGAAACACATCGCGGAACGGGACACCGAGGTCGTCGGCTTGCTTGCGTACCTCTTTGATCGCGGATTGGAGGTCCTCGACTCCGAGAGCCTCGATAAGTACGTCGTCCTTTTCGGACTGTTCGATCACTCCATCGCGGTACGCGGAGAATGCGGCGGCTCCCGCGGCCTTAGCCCGCTCCGTTTCCTTTTTCATTCCGCCGACTACGGCTCCGGCGACGAGCCCGCCGACGAGGACGAACGGAGCCAGGACCGGCACGGAGGCGAGCCCGCCAATCGTCCCGAGAAACGTGTCGGCAAGGTCGGCCGATCCTGACGCGATCCCCTCTCCGACGTTAGCGATCGCCTCTTGGCCGACCTCTTTTCCGGTGTCTCCGAGGTTCGATCGGACGTCACGCGATGCGTCCTTAGTTGAGCGGTCGATCTTGCGACCGGCGTCGCGGAACGCGTCGACCATGCGGTCGGTGTCGCGAGCAACGTCGCGAGCAACGTCGCCGGACTCGGTCGATAGATCGTTGAGCGCGTCCTCTACCTGATTGGAGCCCGCGAGAAAGTCGCGGACGTTCGCCGCGATACGGACGACGATCGAGGGGTTACCGGCCATTATCCGAGCCCCTCTCTCGTGAGTTCGTAGACGGCTTGCGTCCACTCGGTTAGGACCATCGGCGCGACCGTGTCATAGGTCACGGGCCAGATCACACGACCCCGCGCTCGGCGCGGAGTGAATGCGCGAGCGGTGCGTCGCTTGACGTCGTGCGGCTTACGGGTCGACGGGGCGAGACGACGGTAGGACACGAACCCCGTACCCGCGGTCCCAAACTCGACGGGGCGCAATAGTTCGGACACCGTCGCACCGCCCGATAGTCGTCGAGCAGATCCGAAACGGAGGCCCGTCACCACGCCGCCGCGCTGCGTCACCTTGACGGAACGAGCGGTCACGAACGGGAGACGGTTACCCGTCGACGTCGCACCCGTCGACGTCGAGTACGCGTTTACCGCGCGAGGGATCACGCGGGCCCGTACCCGCTTGTTGAGTTCCTTACGGAGTTCGGGGGTCAGCGCGGCGGCGGCGACGGCGGCGAGCCGAAACTCCGCGGGAGCGTCCCCAATGTCGAGGTAGGCGGCTCCCGCGGAGTTACCGCGGGAGAGAGTCACGGGCCGACGGGGTCGGTGATCGTCGGTTCACCGTTCACCGGGAGCGACACGGACCCGGACTCAAATGTCCCCGCCTGTCCGCCCGCGGGTCCGGGGATAACGACGAGCGTCCCCGTGTAGGTGACTCCCGGCGCGTTGACCGGGTCCGGCTCATAGGAGTAGGCCGCGGACGACCCGACCTCTTCCACAAGAAAACGGTAGAACGAGCCGGGGTTATGGTCGACGAGGTAGTCGACGTCGAGCGTCCACACGGGGACCCCGACGTCCTGAATCACTCCCTCGTCACAGAGCGCGGTGGCGGTCGCGGTCGACACGCTAGGCGTTAGCGTGACGTTCGTTACCTCGCATTGGAACGTGGCCCCGTCGATCGTGAGCGTGATCGAGCGGCGAACGTGACCGACTCCGGACATGGTGTTACCTCTTTCGTTAGAGCGAGCGGACGGGGACGACGTAAGCGGGGGTGCCTTGGTAATCGCCGGGGGTCGCGTCCGCAGACGGTCCCCACCCGGCGACCTCGTCGAGTGCGGCGACGAGTGCGTCCGCCGCGTCATAGAGCGCGAGCAACTGTCCGGGGGCTGTGCCTCCGCCGACGATCACGACGGAGGTATCGAGCCGCGGAGGACGACCCGAGACGCAATAGGTCCGGGTCGCTGTTTCGTAGAGGTACGTCGGGGGCTCGACGTAGGCGTAGAGCCCGCCGCGTCCGGGGGCTCCCGGCTCGGGATAGACGGAGAGGTCGAGGTCGGCCAGAGCGACCGCGAGGTCGTCGGCTAGTTGCTCGACGCGGGCTCGGGTACTCATGCGAAACGCGGCCGGAGATAGGGGCTTTCCAACGACTCGGTAATCGCGTCCCACCGGGGAATAGTGATCGAGGACCCGAGGTCCCCGAGGTCGGTCACCCCGAGCGGAGCGTTAGTCGCCGCGAGGATCGCCGCGGCACGACGGAGGACCGCCGTGTAGAGAGACGAGCCGTAGGGATCGACGACGCACCGCTCCGCCTGTGACTCGATCGCCGCGGCGAGCGCGTCGTCGAGGGGTTGACCGGGGTCGGCGTAACCCGGCCCGAGGTACGCGAGGACCGCGTCGCGGGTCGGGGGTGCGGTCGGTGTCGGCACGGTGAACCTTTCGGAGCGGGTGCGGGTGAGGGAGGCGACGGGGACGACGGGGTCGTCGCCTCCCTCACTCGACTACGGGGCGAGGTCGAGGACCTGAATGCCACCGGGGACGAACGCGGCCGTAGTCGCGTAGCCGTACACGGCGACGTCACGACCGAGCAGAGCGACGTTTTCCGCGGACACGGTGCGGGGTCCGTCCTCCATCCATCGCGCGGCGTCACCGTTGGTGACGGTGATCGTCCCGGCCGGGTTACCGATCGAGCGGACCGCACGGATACCCGCGATCGTGATTCCGCCCGTCGCTCCGGCACCCGTCGGGGAGCCGGGGGCGTTAGTCGGTCCGGAGAACGGGTACAGGGGACGACCGTCGGAGTCGACCGCACCCGCGATCGAGGCCCACAGGTCCGCGGCGATACCGATGATCGACGGGGCGTTACCCGTGGCGTCGGCAACCTTGGCCGACGCCTCGATCACTCCGGCGTAGAGCGTCGCGAGCGTGACTCCGGCGAGCGGAGTACCGACCACGGCGAGCCGTCCGGCGTAGGCGTTTTCGGTGACGACACCGTAGGCCGCGGCCATGATGCGGAGGTAGGCGTCGAGGTAGGACGGGGACGATCGCTCGATGAGTTGGTACGCGAGGTCGGAGCCGCCCGCGTAGGTCGTGAGGTTCGCGGAGCCCTTTTCGATGCCGACGGCGACACTCGTTACCTGTGTCTTAGGGGCCGTCTGAATGCCGACGAGCGCCGCGAGGTCCCCGTCGAAATAGGGCCACTCGGTCGAGAGGCCGGTCGCTCCGGGGCTCATCGCTCCGCCCGTTCCCTCGATCATGGACCGCGATCGCGCGACGATGCCGCGGACGTCGGTCAACCATGACGGAGGCATAACGCCCGGGTTATCGGCGGGCACTTGATCGGTCAGAGCGCGGACCTCCGCGGGGGAGGCGTCGCCGCGGAACACGGCGGAGGCGTACTCCCCGAACGAGCCGAAACGTCCGAGCGGGTGGCCGGTCGACGAGGGAGCGGACGAGCGGGTCGCGTCGAGTCGAGCGGCGAGAGCCTCGACGTCCGCGAGGGTCGCGTACTCGACGACGGGAGCCTGACGCGACGGTCGAGCCGATCGCGTCTCGCCCGGGTCCGCGGACGCGGTCGAGGCGGGGGACGCCTCGGCCGCGGGAGTCGACGGGTCGGCGTCACTCGTGACGGTGACCGCGCTCGGGTCGGTGAACGTGTAGTCAGGCATGGCGGGGGCCTCTCGGGTTGCGAGGACACGAGAGTCCTCATAGGCGGGGAGCGGGGTTAGCGATAGTTCGCGTGGGGTTACCCGGGATCGCGTGACGATCCCGGCTCGATCGAGGGTCGCGTCCTTACCCGACCCGTCGAACCCGAGAGAGGCACCGAGGGCACCGTCCCGGGCGAGTGTGTAGAGGTCACGGGCGAGCGACGTCGCGGAGAGCCGCATAGTCGCTATGAGTCCGACCTCGGAGTCTCGGGCTTGCTCGACGATCCCGACGGCCTGTCCTGTATGCCCGTCGATCACGGGGAGCCCGACCATCGCCTCGGGGTCGACCGCACCGCGGACGAACCTCTCGCGGTAGCCGTCGCGGAGCATCCGGCTCGTCGAGTTCCATGGCACCGCGACGACGTCGACCCTCATCGTGTCGTCACTCTGCGTAGTGGCCGGCTTGGGGTTAGCGTCACGGACAGTAATCGTCGAGCGCGTGTGCGCCGGGGTCGCGACCGGGGGGAGCGGGCGGGCCTTAGGCGAGCGGCGGCTCATGCGGGGACCTCCGTCGGAGCGGGGAGCGGGGCGTCGAGCGCGGGCAGACGGAGGGAGGCTCGGGCCTCGTCGACGGTCATAATCCCCGCGTCGACCGCAGACGCGAGGTAGGCGACCTGTTCAGACGGAGTCGGTGCGAGCATGTCCGACCAATCGAACACGACGACGGTGTCCTCGGTCGCGTTGCGCCCCGACGGTAGGAGCGCGGTCCATGCGTCCGCGATCGGGTCCGTATAGGCCGCGACGGTCGTCCTCATGTACGCGGCGTCGTCGTCGCGGGCGGTCGCGTAGGTCATGGAGTCGCCCGAGGGGAGCCCGACCCGGCGACCGGGGACACCGAACAATCGCGCGACCTCGGTCGCGTTATAGCGACGGGCCTCGATCCATGCCGCGGTACTCGGGTCGATGAGGTCGGTCGCGAGCCGGAGTCCGGCACCGAGGACGGGGATACGCGGGTCGTTCGGGTCGGAGTGTTGCTCGACCCAATAGTCGCGCCAACGGGTCGCGGTCGACTCGGGGAGGTCGACGTCGGCCTCCAATCGGGGGCCGGTCCCGGCACCCGAGCGGAACAGATTGGAGGCATACGCCTCGACGTCCCCGAACCCGTCGAGCAGCATCCTCGCGGCTTGGAGCGGGCCGACGGGCTGTGCGAGGTCGGGGAGCAGCAGAAACGGAACGGGAACGAACCCGCCGCGACGCTCGTCTCCGTTAGCGATGTCGACGACCGAGCCGTCGACGGTCCACACGCGGCGACCGTCTCCGTCGAACGACGCCGCGATCCTGTGACCGGCGACGGGGTCGAGGGTCCATGACGTCGTTCCGACGGGCTGTGCGATCCATCCGGCGACGCCGCGCGTCGCGAGGTCGACCGTCGCCCGCTCGATTAGGCCGCGGACGCGTACTCCGCCGTTGAGCCGGTCGGGGCGATAGAGCCACATCGGAGTTTCGATCGGGGTCCCGGCCCGCTCGACGGTCACGCGAGCCTGTGTCGCTGTATGCGTGATCGTGCGAACGCACGCGTAGACGGTCGGGAGCGCCTCGGGACGACCGAACGATCCCCGCGGCGGGATGAAGGTCGACGGGTCACGACGCGGAGGCGTCGAGGTCGTCGGCGTCGAGCGTCGGAAGATCGGCACGGCGGGAACCTTGCCGACGTTCGTCGACGAGCGCAAGCCTTACCGCGTAACGCGTTACACGAGGTAGGGAGCCGCGGCCGGACGCCGGAGCGCATAGAGCGCGTGTGACGCGGCGACGAGGGGCGAGAGGTCACCCGCGGCCCCTCGACGATCGAAGGCCCACGCGTCGCGGCCGACGGAGCGTCGAGCGGCGATCGAGAGCGCGGAGTCGAGAGCGGGGTCGGTGACGATGCGGACGTCGCGCGAGGTGACCGCGTCGAGCAGATCGGCCGCGGCGGTCGTGACGTCACGCGTCGCGAGCAGACGGAGCGGGATACCCGCTCGTTTCGCGTCGTCGGCTAGTCCCGCGGTCGGGCCGATCGCGTCGAGGGTCAGAGGGACCCCGTACCGCGTCGTTAGGGCTCGGGCTCGATCGAGTACCCACGAGACGCCGGAGCCGTGAGCGACGAGCGCGAGCGTGTCCGGCTCGGCGTCGTCGATCGACCATGCGGCGACGATGGACGCGGAGCCGCGGTCGGGTGCGACGTCGGCCGCTATCGCGATACGCGGAGGTCGAGCCGGGGCTCCGACGGCGGCGGCGCGGACGGCCTCGACGTCGTCGCCGCGGAACAGGGTGCCGGACGTCGCGGTCCATACGTTCCCATAGGCCCGGAGTGCCTCGTCCGGGTCCATGAGCGCGACGGCCGTCCGTAGTGAGTCCTCGGTGATCGTGTGACCTAGCGCCGGGTGAGCGTCGAGTATGCGCTCGATCATGTCGGGATCGTGTGCGTCGGTGTCGGCCTGCCACACGATCGCGGCGACCCCGGCACCCGTCGCGGCTCCGGCGACCCCGGCGTCGAGCAGATCGGCCAGAAACTCGGAGCGGTCGTCGCCCGCCGCACTCACGATCCATAGTTGGAAGTCAGGAACGGTGATCCCGGTCGGCATGATCGCTTGGACGAGTTCGGTCCCTCTGACTTTGTCGAACGACCACGCCTCATCGACGAGGACCCGCGTCGTCGTCTCACCGTGTAGAGCGTCGGGGAGCGGAGCGAACGGTCGCCACGCGGAGCCATTGGGGAGCGTCACGGACTCGGAGCCGTTAGCGAGCCGGAGGTCCGTCACCGACCCGAGGACCGGCGAACGGCGGAGAGCGCGAGCCCCGTCGAGCCAACGGTCCCGGCCCGCGTTGCGCGTCTGTGCGGTCGACCACACGCGAGCGTCAGGACGGGCGGTCATTCCCTCGACGCACACGGCCCGCCCGAGGACGCTCTTGCCCGACTGTCGAGGGACCGACACGACGACGACGGAGTACGCGGGTCGGCCGTCGGGGAGCCGCTCCCCGCCGACGTCGGCCGCGTGTGCCTGCCATGGCATGAGCGGAGTCCCGAGCGCGGACGCGATACGGCCGATCCTCCCGCCGATCGTCGGTCGATCGCGACGGCCGGGAGAGGCGGACGGCTCGGGGTCAGGACGTCGGTACATCGGCGTCGAGGCCGTCGAGCAGAGCGCGGAACGGGTCGACGGTCGAGGGGACGGGAGACGGGAGCAGGCCGGACGCGTCGAGGGCTTGCCGGAGTTCCCTCGCGACGGTCGCGACGGTGTACGCGGCGTCGTCGAGTTCGGCCCCGTCGAGGGCTCGGGACAGAGCGCGGAGCATCGCGACCGCTCCCTCATGCTCCGCCGTGAGGCGGTCCGTCGCTCGTGCCGCGGCGATCGCGCGGTCGACCGATCGCTCGTGCCGACCTCGACCTCGACGAGCAGGCGTCGGAGCGTCGAACAGAGCGGACGGGTCGCTAGGCCGTCGAGCCATGGAGGACCGAGCCGCGGGGCGGTGCGGGTGCCGGGATGCGGCCGGACGCGACGAGCCAATCGCGGACGATGCGGCGATGGAGGTCCGCGACCGATACGTCGAGGTCCTCGGCGGCGTCGTCGAGCGCGTCGCGCCAATCACCGCGGAGGCGGAGCGTCAGGGTCGCGTCGAGTTGGAGCGGCCGTCGGCCGCGGCGTCGTGTCGTCATGCGGCCGATCGTATACGC